AGGCAATTCGGTATCGAGGAGAATCCTACTGGATTTGGTGATTCTGAAGATGGTTGTCTTAGAATCGTTGCCATTGGTCAAGATATACCTTGCGAAGATGGAGGTTCAAGAAATCAATATACTATTCGTAACGATGACACCAGAGAAACATGGGTTGTAAAAACCAACTGTTGTGGTGGGGAAAAACCTAAAACCACAACGATTTCACCGGCAGATGTTCAGGCACCTTCCGGCAGAAGAAGTGCGAATGTTGAAACTGTTTCTATAGGAGCAAATAGGGTAACAAATACGACCATGTCAAATTCATCAGGTCAAACTAAATTAGAATCTGCATATAGGAATTGGTTGAATTCAGGAAGAACTCTAAAAGCAAAAGTAAGACCAAGAGGAAGAAATAGAACTGGAAATGTTTATGTGATAGATGGAGTAAAAAATTCAACAATTCACATGGACGCAGGAGAAACAATAAGAATAGATGTTCGAGATGTTTCTTTCACAAGAGAAGGATACACAAAATCAGAACATCCATTAAGAATATCTACAAGTTCTGATGGAATTCATAAATCTGGTGGTATAGATTCTGAAGAATTTTATGTAAACAAAGATACGGGTAACAACAGATATGTTTATATCACTGCACCCTCCTCTGTATATGAAGGAGAAGAGAGAACAATTTATTATTACTGTAAAAACCATCCAAACATGGGTGGTAGCATAGTTGTTAAAGGAAAATTAAAAGAAAGAGATGCTACAGCATCCACTACGACACCCGCACCTGTTCGTATAACAACACCAAGACCTACGACACCAAGACCTACGACACCAAGACCTACGACACCAAGACCTACGACACCCGCACCTGTTCGCACAACAACTGCTCCAAGAACAACACGACCACCCATGATGGGTGGAGGTGGTGGTTATAGTTCTGGTTATTAATAGACTCGGCGGGAGTCGAACCCACGACC